AATCATCTCGACTAACTCCTCTTTGGAATTTGCAAAACGGTTCTACTACAAGGGAAAACTCATTTCTGGGTTATCCCTAGGAGGTATCGCCGTCGGTTGGTTAGGTCCAGGTTACATACCTGAGCTTATCGCAACCGTGCAATCCAAATTAGGAGTTAAGTTAAGCCTCTATCACGTTGCTCGGTTCATGGGTATTGGTTATAAGGCTGCAACTGCAGCTGTCACTCGACAGCTTCAGTGGCTTCCGAAGACCTTACGCTCAGCAATTCTCCTCCTAACTCGTCCCGGAGCACCTTTCGGTGTCTCCGATTTCCTATCTTGGTACACACTCGCAACTGCGGGTGGCCAAGCTGGGGAAATGATGTGGGCAGCGCTTGAAATCGCTTTCCAATCATTGTGGACCGAGATTAGGGATACTATCTTCATTCCAACGATAAAACGGTCCCATACCGTAATCGATGGTTTCTTCTCTTTCAAGTCCAAGGTTAAGTCCAAGGACGGGAAGAAGAAGAGGATGGTTACCAAGGATTACTTATCTTTTATAGATAACATCTTTGGAAAACCACCTGAAGAGTATATCACTTGGTTCCGGTCTGTTATCGTACCCGCTCACAAGCGGTTATACGATAAGAGCCAGAACGAAGCGGGAGTGAACCTTGAGGCATCACGGAAAGTGTTCTACAAGACATACGACTTTTCGAAGTCTGTCGCTTTGCTTGAGAAAGCATTGAGTCTCCTTGCGCTGACTCCTACGGAAGTAGGTCTGCATCGTAGAGAGCAAGAGAACCCCTTCTCGAACTCTTTACTTGATTCAGTGATCTCCCCAAGATCAGTCAAGCGGTGGAACTCTCTTTCGCGTCTTACGACGCGGAAAAGCACTCCGAAGTACGTACCTCGTGTTATGTGGTCTACACGAGAGCCTCGTACATAGGAGATTTGGAACTACACTTTAATAACCCTTCCACAACTGGAAGAAGTTATTACTCTTCCTCGGACGTCCACCTACCACACTACATGAATCAGGATCGCTCCTGATCTCAGTAGTATAAATAGATTACGCATCTTAAGCGATACGTCGTCCGGGAACCAGTGAACATTATGTTCACTGGGGGGCCGGGTAGCGACAGTCCC